TTTGGATCCTGCATACAGAGCAAGAGGTGCTAATTATGTTTTTAACGATTCTACTTTGGAGGCAATTACTAAGCTGAAAGATACAGACGGACAGTTCCTATGGAGACCATCTTTAATTGAAGGTGCACCAGACCTTATCTTGGGACACCCATATGTAGTAGACCAGGACATGGAATCTATTGCTGCTGGTAACCGATCAGTATTATTTGGAGATTTCTCTAAGTATATCATCATGGATGTTCTGGGAACTACTGTAATGAGATTGGATGAATTGTTCGCACAGGCTTTCCAAACTGCGTTTATTGCATTTGCGAGAACTGATGGTAAATTAGTTGATGCTGGAACAAATCCAGTTAAAGCATTGCGTCATTTGAATACTTAATAATTAATAGGAATTAGGGGGGGATTTCTTCTGGGTGTTAACGAGCGGTTCACCTGTTAGAGCCTCCCCGAAACCTTAAAACCCAAATAATGAAAGTACAATACATAGTAAATAAAGCAGGAGCAAGTTTTAATATTAACGTAGGTGATGTAGAAGAAGTCTCTGAAGAAAAAGGTAAGAGACTGCTTAATATTCGTCATGCAGTTATAGCGAAAAAGGATGCTACGATAAATTTTGTAACTCCAGAATCAGTTATTAATAACTCAAAGAAAAACGTTAGGAAAGCTAAAGCTGAGAAAGCTGCTAAGAAGAAATAATGCCACACTTAGAGAGGGGATTAGAATTACTTACTGAGCCTACTATAAGACCCATTACACGTGAAGAGGTTAAAGATCATTTAAGAATAGATCAAACCAACACTTCGGAAGATGCTTTTATAGATACCTTAATCCTTATGGCGACTGAATACTATCAGTCCCGTAGCTGGAGGCAACTAATCACAGCCACTTACATACAGCGTTTCGATGAGTTCCCCGCTTTTAGTTTTGAACTACGTAAACCTCCCTTACAGTCAATTACCTCGATTAAATACATTGACGAAAATGAGGTAGAGCAAACTTTACCTACAAGCGTATTTGAAGTAGATACTTTCTCAGAGGTAGGTAAGGTACAGGAAGCAGACGGGGAATCTTTCCCAACAGTAAACACTCAATTAAATGCCGTTAAAGTTGAATACAAAGCCGGATTCGGAGATACACGCGATGATGTGCCTGATCTTATTAAGAGTACCATAAAACTTATTGTAGCCCATTTCTATGAAAATAGAGATATGGTAAGAGTAACTACTGGAGTTTCAGAGATACCTATACCACAAGCTATTGGCAATTTAATAGACCAAAACTCTATCCGAAGTTTTGTATGAAGATTCTAGCTTTTGTAGCTGTTTGGAAACGCCCTGAGATCACAGAGAGGTGCTTTAAAGGCATTAAACGACTTGGACTACCGATATTCGCGGTAGTCTCGGAAGATTGGGCAGAGGAGCTTTGTAAAAAATACGACGCTGATTATGTTAGGACTGAAAATGAGCCTTTAGGTAAGAAGTTTAACGTAGGGCTAGAGGGAGCTTTAAAAAAGGATTTTGATTACTTAATGACTTTCAACTCGGATACTTTAATAAATCCTGATCTTTTGAAAGTCTATGAGTACTATATGAAGAAAAATACAGGGTTAATAGGAGTAGATAAGGTATATTTCGTACAAAATGGACAGGCTAAACACGTAGATTATCAATGCCAGATTATAGGAGCAGGAAGGATGATTTCCAGGGAAGCTCTTAAAGTTGCCAAACAAGTTAAGGTAAAGTTTTTAAAATCTGTTAGTGGTATAATATATGGATACCCAACAGAAGAAAAATATATCCCTGTTCACAGAGCGATAGAGTTTGAAAGGAGTGGAATGGTAGAGATAATAGGAGAACCTAGAATACTGCTTTGGGATGATCATAAAAACAAATGCTTGGATGGTAATTCTAATGTAAGATTATTAAGAGATCGTATATCAAATAAATGTATTGATATAGGTAAGCATCCTTATGTAATTGATTTGAAGGGAGAAGAGAATATCTGGAAGTACGACGATATACAAGGAGAACCAGCAGATTATAACCATGTAATGTTATGTTTTCAGGAAAACTAGATAAAAGAGTTACTTTTCAGGTCAAAACTGTAACTAGTGATGATTACGGAAAAAATATTGTAACGAGTTGGGCTGATTCCTTTACTACATTTGCTATGGTAATAGAATCGAGAGGTAAAGAACTTTTTGGAACTGATGAAGATGCAGTGCAAAAAATATCCAGAGCTAATGTTGTTTTAAAAATAAGACATCGTACAGATATTAATGTAACTGATTATAGATTTATTCACAATTCTCTCATATATGACATATTTTCTATATCAGAATTGGGACGTAAGGATGGATTAGAAGTGGTCGGAGAGCTGTTAACTGTAACTTAGATGGCTAGAGATTTTGGAGTTAAGGTAGTAGGATTGAATGAAGTGGACAAAATGCTTAAAGTCTTGCCAAAACGTACTACGAATAAAATTATACCACAGGCATTAAGATTTGGAGCAAAACCAATAATTGAAAGTGCAAAAGCTAAAGTCCCATCAGGTATTGTATTTGAATTTAAAGATGGTAAAAAGTCCAGAAGTGAAGAGCTTAAAAAAATCAAAATATTTATTAAGGGAAAGCCAGGAAATAAATATGCAGTAATTGGACCTGATGCGAGAAGTATAAGTTTTTTTAATCTAGGGATATGGATAGAATTTGGTACTTTAGCATTTAGAGACAAGTCTCTTGTAAGATCAAGAAGCGCGGCGGCGAAAGTGCTTGCAGATAAAGGCATAGGACTTATTAAACATCCATTTATGCGCCCAGCAATAGATGAAAATAGAAAATTGGTAAGGGATCGAATGGAGGAAAAGATTCTTTTGGGAATCGAAAAAGAGGTAGATAAGATTCTAAAAAAAGGAAAAGTGTAGTGGAGAAGGCGATTAAGAAAATATTAGAGGATGACGCTGCGGTAAGTGCTATTACTACACAAATATCTCCTAGTGCTATTCCTCAAGGATCAACTTTTCCAGCTATAACTTTTGAAAGAATAAGCAATGCACCAGAAGATACAAAAGACGGAGTTTCTACCTTAGACGTTATTAGACTAGATGTAGATATTTGGAATGATGACTATACGATAGGAAAAGATTTAGCCGATAAAGTACGAACTGCACTAGATAGAACATCAGGTACGTTTGTCGGAAGAGTAATACAATCAATAAGATTTGAAACAGACCGCGCATTATTTGATGACAATTTAGAGATTCATCATTTTAACCAGGAATATTCCATAAGATACCAACCATGAAAGTAACATTTTTAAAATCTCATAAAATGGGTAGCAACTCATTTAAGAAAGATCAAAAGGCAGTAATCATAACATCCCTTGCAGAAGAATTAATTAAAAAGGGTGTTTGTGAAGAAAATAATTCCGTAACTTTACGCGATGAGATAATAGAGGAAACAGGCAAGAAGGTAGCACAGGAAATTATAGATAATTTACCAGATCATGCTACTGACATAGTAAAAGTGATTCCTTCTATTGTCAACAAACAAGCTTTAGAGCACCTAGTAACTGATGATCGAAGTACAGTATCAGAAGCAGCGCAGGAACGCTTAAAAGAACTTTAAAATAAACCGCTCAATTAATTTACCGCTTGAAAATGAACAAAACTAAATATTATGGCAAGCGTCGGAATATTGAACGGAACGGCCCTCACAGTCTTTGTAGACGGGGTACAGATTAGTTCTACCACAAGTCATTCCCTATCCATTGAAATGGCTACAAGGGATGCAACCACAAAATCATCAGCAGGATTTGAAGAAGTTTTACCAGCATTAAGAAGCTGGACTATTGACTTCGATTCAATGGTAGCTTACGATGATACAGAAGGATATGAGCAACTTAGAGCATTATGGAACGGGCGAACAGAAGTTACATTACTCTTTTCTTCTCTAGTTTCAGGTGATCCTCAATGGTCAGGTAAAGCATTTTTAACTTCTTTATCTAAAGAAGCTCCGGTAGAGGACTCAGTAACTATGAGTGGTTCTTTTAAAGGAACAGGAGATTTAACTGAAACAACCATAACGTAATAATATGAAACCCGCAGTAATTAAGATCGATAAAAAACGTCAATTCATCTATAATTTAAAGGCTCTCAGGGAACTAGAAATAGCTCTCGAAGAGCCTTTATTTGTTGTTTTCGCGGATCCCCAAAAGATGGCATCTATTGATGTTATGTGTAAATTTATTTGGGCAGGAATGCTAGAATGTGAAGAGTTAACCTTAGACCAGGTAGTTGATATTATACCTCTTACTTCTATTGCCGATATTATGGGTGAATGCGGTAAACTTTTGAGTACCGCTATGGCTGGAAAGCCTGAAAAAAAAATGCAAGTAAGCAAAGTTTCATAGATTGGCTTAATAATACTGAGCCTTATATTTATGCATATACAAGTTTTACGCCTGATATTTTTTTAGGATTTACCCTTGATGAAGCTGCAAAAGTTACTAAAGGCATAGAGATTAAGGTAGAAGCAGAGAACTCTCGCTGGAATGGACAAATGCAAATTCTTAGATGGATAGGCTCTGTAATATGGAACAAACCCGTATCAGGATATAAAAAGAGCAAAACATTACAACCAGAGGCGTTATATAGCCTACCTGGAGACAAGAAACAAGAGAACATTCCGCTAACAAAACAGCTATCTAAGAAGATAGGCAATAAAGCTAAACTTATAAAGGGATGGGAGCAGGTGGCATATTTGTAACTCTACGGGCAAGTACATCTAAGTTCAGTGCAGACATGAGTGGTGCGCAAGCGGCAGTAAACCGTTTTCGCACTTCTATGGTAAATGTAACCCGACAATTAAAAAAGGTCGGAAAACAAATGTCCCAGGTAGGCAAATCTATGTCTGCCAATTTCACCCTTCCTATTGTTGCCGCCGGAGGATTAGCAGTAAAGACTTTTGCAGATTTCGAGCAGGAAATGGCTAAAGTACAGGCCGTTTCTGGTGCTACTGGAGAAGAATTTAAGAAGTTAGAAAAATTAGCAAAGGATTTAGGTGCTAGTACCAGATTTACAGCTTCAGAAGTTGCCGCCCTTGAACTTAATTATTCTAAGTTAGGATTTGTTCCTGAACAAATTGCAAAAATTACTAAACCTACTCTTGATCTAGCTTTGGCAACAGGTGAGGATTTAGCACAATCAGCAGAAGTAGCTGGAGGTACTCTTAGAGCGTTTGGATTAACTGCCGATCAGATGCCTAGATTGGTAGACTTAATGGCAAAATCTTTTTCTTCTTCTGCTCTGACTTTGGATAAATTCAGAGACTCTATGAAGTCTGCTGCTCCGGTAGCCAATGCTGTTGGAGCTTCATTAGAAGATACTACGGCTATTATGAGTACGCTTGTAGACGCTAATATAGATGCTAGTACAGCAGGAACATCTTTACGTAATATCTTCTTAGAACTCTCTGCAAAAGGTCTGACATGGAATCAGGCAATGGAGAAGATCAAGGGCAGTACTGATAAGGCTAGAACTGCTAATGAACTCTTTGGGAAACGTGCCGTAGCCGCCGCTCTTGTAATTGCAGATAATACTGATAAGTTAGATGATTTAAAAGAAGAGTATAAAAATGCTGGAGGCGCGGCTAAGGATATGGCTACTATCATGGACGATACCTTACAGGGTTCTTTACTTAAAGTACAAAGTGCGATAGAGGGTGCGGCTATCGAATTAGGCAAAACTCTTGCGCCTGTTATTGAAAAGGTAGGAAAATTTATATCCAGTCTAGCAAATGATTTTTCTAACCTATCGCCTGAAACTAAAAATATTATAGCTGTTGTGGCAGGACTCGTAGCCGCCGCAGGGCCGCTACTTGTAGTTTTAGGAACTTTGTCGGGTACCATTCTACCTTTAATGGTAACAGGGCTAGTGGCTTTAACTGGCCCTATTGGACTTGTAGTACTTGGAATAACTGCTCTAGCGGCAGGGTTTGCGGCTATGCATCTATCTGCGGCAGATGTTAATAGAGAACTTTCTTTAAATGAAAAAGTAACCAACAGAATTAACGGAGCAAGCGAGAAATTCAATGACAATCTACAAAGAGAGCAGAAAAATTTAGCTAATGTATTTGATACCTTAAAGGATGAAAATACAAGCAAGGAAGTCAAGAGGTTATTAACCGATCAAATAAATGCTGAATACGGAGATTATCTACCTAATTTATTAACAGAAAATTCTTCTTTAAAAGACATTAGGAAAGCACAAGATGCCATAAACAAGTCTACTACTAAGCGTATAGCGTTAATGCTAGGCCAGGAGGAAGTTGTCGAAGTAATAAAAGAATTTAGAAAAGAAGAGCAGAAACTACAAGACATCTTAAAGAAATCAGGATTCTCTGCTCAACAAATAAAAATTCTACAAGAAGGGGCAAGTAGTTTAGAAGCATTGGCAGAGGCGGCTAGTTTTGGTGCAAACAAACTTATAGAAGTAGATGGAAAATTACTTTCTGTACAACAGGTAGTACAACAATTAACCAACTTAGAAAACGATCAGAAGAAGGCAGTTGATGGAGTTACACAAGCCTATGAAGATTTAATTACAACCACAACAGGTCTGCCGGAAACGCCACCTATTGTGCCTAAAGATTTAGGAGAGATAGGGGGTGTGGGCGGCGAAAAAAAGAAAAAGAAAATAGACCCTACGATACCTAGTGGGGATATTAAGACATTCTCGGATAATTTGGAGGGTGCGATAATTAATCTTAGAATCGCACAAGACGAGGCAAGAAATTTAGGCACTATATTAGGTGATAAAACGGGGATTGAGGTACTTCAAGCCCAAAGAGATGCTTTAGGGGAGTTTATAAATAAAGCTTTAGAAGCTGGAGAAAGTCCTATTGATTTACAACCCCAAATAGATCAATTTAACAATTTAGGAATGGCTATTGACAATCTTAATAGAAAACAAGAGCGAACAATAGAATTAGGCAATTTATTAAGTACTGAAGTGTCTGGAGCGTTTACTTTGTTGGCAGAAAATATGTCAGGTGCATTAAAGGTGGCTGATGATGCTATGGGAAGATTTGTAAGCGGTATTTTAGCGACAGGTACAAAGCTAATAGCGATGATGATTGAAAATGCTATTAAAAATATAGCCATAAGACAAGCAGAGGCTATGTCAAATTCCATTGCAGGGGCAACGTCATCAGGTGCAGCAACAGGGCCAGCATCTATATTTACTACTCCTGCTTTTATTGCTACTGCCATAGGTGGAGTATTAACCGCTTTTGCTGCTATACCAAAATTTGCACATGGTGGTTTAGCTTTTGGAGCAACTCTGGGAATAATGGGAGAAGGAAGAGGGACAACCAGGGCTAATCCTGAAGTAATTGCACCTTTAGATAAACTACAAGGAATGATGGCAGAGGGCGCACCTATGGGTGGTCAGGTAGAATTTATAATAGAAGGTGATCTTATTAGGGGATTATTACAGAATACCAATATAGATTCTGAATTTAACTCACCTACAGTAGAAAGTTTTAACTAATGCCTCACGCGGTTAAATATCGCCTAAACTTCGCCGCCCTCCAGAATAACGGCGACAATACTCAAACTACGATAGAATACGAAGTAGACATTCAGCAGGATGGATATGTAGGTGCAGTTATTCCTATAAAGGGTGCGGGTGATCCTATTAAAATACAACTACCGGACTTTGATGATGTATTTGAACCCGTTTGTTCATCCAAAGCGGTACTTACT